CCTGCGTTGAGCAGATGCTCGACCTGCGTTGCTTCTCTTGTGGATAACCTGTTTATATTCTTTGATTTCAGCGTCGCATCGTGTGTGATGCCAGCATCCGTCCTCAAGCGTGAAGTAAGACACCAAGATCAGTTTGACGGTCTTTTCGGTCGCTGCCAAGCTGAAACGCCAATGCCTCAATGTCATCGGGCAAAGGTCGCTCTCGGTCGTAATACATCCAGATGAGACGCAGGTAAGCCATTGACTGCTCGTCAGATAGCCTAGCCGTAGCCTTTATGAAGTCACCTATGTGATGCTGGTAGTAGTGCATGCAATCTCCATCGGTGCTGGCCTATCCGGTGAGAATTCCGGCAGGTCGCACCCAGGACGGGTTAGAAACGGTCAGATAGACCAGCCCGATAGAGACTGACATACTGACCTGCTATGCGCTTCTCACGGCGCACAAACAGTCTACAACTCAATCCTTGCACAATCAACTAACCTTGTGCATTAGGGATAACCCTTACCTTGCAAGCGTAATGCAACCTTGCCAGCCTGCCATCGCTCCCGCGGCATTCTCGCTTGTAGCCATACGGTGTTTCCGGGCCAGCAGCAACCAGGGTGAACACCTCGCCTGTCCTGCATAGCTCAAACCGCTGACCAACCTTGACCCAGCGAAGCAACAAATACATTAATGCGCTTCCCATCTAAATTTTGCTTGACCTGTAACAGATTGCCATTCCCTTCCTGGTCGATTTGTCCATCCTTTCCCGACTGTTCCAGACAATTCTGCAACAACCTTCCACCCGCATCCACGCAACGATGCGCCAGATTCAGATTGCAAAGTATAAGTAATCAATTTTTGCCAGCCTAATGCTTTTGCTGCTTGCCAGCATCGAGCATACAAAAAAGAACAGGTTCCTTTCGGCGCGTCATCAACAACACAACAACGGGTAACTTCTAAAGTTTTTCCATCGTCCAAATTTCTAGCAACTGGCCTGCCAACAATTGCAACGCCAATCATTTTTTTTCCATCTGACGCGCCAACACAAAAAACAGACCCAGCAGGTGGTTTATTATGCCTATGAAAATTACCGACAAATTCAGCAGCTTCCATTTGTTTTATTGGCACAGCGTAAATCATTTTGCTTTCAACCTCCCTGTCTCGCACAGCGCAACCAGCGTCCTGCGGAAAGCATCCTCCCACAAGACCATCCGCTGCTGTTTCGACAGTGTTGAACCTTGATCAATCTCACGGTGGCAATCCTGGCACAGCGCAGCGGTAAAGCAGTCATGAGCCTTCATGCCCATGCCCTTGCCGTAGACACTCCAGTTCGCATGTGCCGCCTGGGTCATGCCTTCTCTGCCGCACAGTTGGCAAGGCAACGATGCAACCGCCTTCAGCCACGCTTTGCTTCGTACCATCTTAGGATCTCTCGTTGTAGCGATTCTTTACTTACCATGCCGCGAGCCTTCTCTACTCGTTCCAGGTACTCTTGCCGATGCTTGCGGGTTCGCATCTTGATGACGTATTGAGCTTCACAGTAGAGCGTGTATTCCTTGCTCTGCAACCCGACAACAGACCCGTCTGGAAGCGTGATCAATCTTGCGTTGTCGTGTCTGACGCCACACGCATCACATACATCTCGTCGCTCATCGTCAGCCCTCGTTCTGTCGCCCATGCAAATACCTGCTCAACGTAATCGGAAAACTGTGCTTTGGTCAGGCCTGTAGTCGTTGGTTCTTGCTCCACCACCTGCCCGTTCGGTAGCTCAATCATCCGTCCAGGCAGCAGCTTGCTCTTGAAGTAAGCATGCCAAACGTCAGGATCGTGCGTTTTGTCGCCTGGCCTGATTTGTTCGCTGATTGCCGTCAGCGTAGCCCAATAAAAGCTGTTTTGCGCCGTTGTTCGATTCGCTGGCTGGATAGATACCACCCAACCCTGTTTAGCGCTTCTGACGGCCTCTATAGCCCTTTGGCGCACTACATCGTTGGCAAGTGTGTAGATCATGGCTAAATAAAGCTTGATTGTTCTTGTTTAGGTTGTGATGTTGTTTCAATTAGTGACGGTTGAGCATATGCGTTAGCAATTCGCTCACAAGCAATATCAAAATACTTTTTTTCACGTTCAATCCCGATGAATTTCCTCCCCATCTGAATTGCCGCAACGCCTGTCGTTCCTGAACCCATGAACGGGTCTAGGATTGTTTCTTTTGGTTCTGTAAAGTCGTTTACAAACTCGGAAAACAATCCAATGGGCTTGCCCGTTGGGTGTCCTGAATTGTTGCTTCCCTTAGGCCAATTGTAAAAAGCGTGTTTCCCTCCTCCGTTCCATCGCTTGCGTCCTGCTCGATGACAGATTGCAATACCCTCCCAACCCGTTCCGGGACGATCTCCTGTGAACTGAGGGGCACCATCTGGTTTGCGCCAGATACCAAACCTAACTAACAATTTGGCATCATCTAACGCTTTCATAAATTTCCATTCGCTAGTAAACACCACCCAACGGTTTGCTTTTTCGACCCATTCGCGAACCATAAAAATCATTTGATCTTGATTGATCCCCTCAAAACATAAATCCTGCCCAGCGGGTTCTCCATTTTTTAGAATGACTTTGGCAAGATGTTTGGCGTGCGTGTCATGTTCGCCATAAGGCGGATCGGTAATAACCGCATCAACCTTAGGCAAAGTGTGAAAAATCTCCCTGCAATCACCAAAATAAAGAATTGCATCCCCAATTTTTTTAATCACAGTTCAACCTCTTTAAGTTTCCATCTATTGTTTTCCTTAAACCAACCATGCAAGACGATGCGCCAGCCCGACCGCAGCATCTCAGGGTAAGCCTCTGCCTCCTCGATCTTGTGCCGCCTGTCTGACAGATGACCTCTGCTTGTGACCTGCACTGCTACTGTCTCGCCATGCCCGATTGCAAGCAGGTCAATGCAGCCGAAAAGGTCGTGCTTGCGTCGAGTGAATGCGTTGTAATGCTCGACTGTCGCAACCTGATAGCCTCGCTCTCGAAGCAGCGCAACAGACCGCGGAGATAGGCTAGTTGCCATTGAAGAAGTCCGGTCTAAGCATTTCGCGCGTCACCTCGAAGTTCGTCAGCTTCTCGATCTCTATCGCTCGCGTAAGCGGGATCTTGTGCCGCTTCCAATTGTGTATCGCCTGCCTGTTGAGATTGAGTGCCTTGCATAGCGCACCCTTGCCGCCGACGATAGCAGCAGCTAGGTCAATTGCTTTGTCTGGTGTCATAGAGCCTCCATGTCAGCAACTTTACAACACAAAAAAAAGTTGTGCAAGCCTGTTGACAACGGTTGTCAGATGCTTTACAGTCTCACTCACGGACAACAACAACCCTTTTTAAGGAGTTCCCCATGTTCTCTACCAACCAAATCGTTCGCGGCAAAAACGCTGGCGTTTTCGTCATCATCTCTTTCCGCATCGGTTCCGATGGTGAAAGGTGGGCAAACCTTAAGGAACTCAACGAACTTACCGGCAAGCTGTACGCTGGTGGGCTTTCGCTTCCTGAGTCTTGCCTGCGTCCTTACAACTAACAGCAAGCGGGGCTTCGGCCCCATCTTTGACAACAACAACCTGGAGCAAATGATGGATGACTACTACAGACTCGGCCTCAACCTCATCGAAGAACGCGAGCAAGAAATTGAGGAGACTGGCAGACGCATCGACGATGAAGTTGACAACATGACCGCTGAACAAATCAACGATTACTGTGCCTGGGCTAACACCGACGAATTATGGGAAATCCATAGCAAGGTAACGGTATCAGCCATCGACCGAGACTGGCATGGCGTCGAGGCTCATACGAAAGCGCTTGTGCAGGCAGTAAAAGATCATATGTGGAGCAACGCAAAATGAGAACCATTGGCAACTGGTTGGTTGTAGGCATCGTCGGCGTCATGCTTGGCATCAGCGCGGTCGATTTCATGGTCGGAGACACATCAACAATTGGACGGATCGTATGGCAGCTAATCTCACGGATCTAGACTTTAAGTGGGTGCCTGGCGTTGCTACAGACGTAGCAGCAACCTGGCGTCGGTTTGGCTGGGTGCCGCCCAGCGAGCAAATCGAATACACAACCAAATGGCAACGATACAACCAAGGAAACAACAACCATGCAAGTTTACAAATCGATCAATTTAGTTCAGCAGGAAATGGCGCAACACGGCATCAGCAAAAACCGCAAAAATGAACAGCAAGGGTACAAGTTTCGCGGAATTGATGACGTTTACAACTCGCTGTCACCGATGCTTGCAAAACATGGGCTTTGCATACTTCCTCGCATGCTCAATCGAACATGCACCGAGCGAGTAAACGCTAAAGGCAACACGCTGTTTTATGTGATTGTTGAAGCTGAGTTTGATTTCGTCGCGTCGGAAGATGGAAGTAAGCACGTTGTCAAAACATATGGCGAAGCAATGGATAGCGGAGACAAAGCGACAAATAAAGCAATGTCAGCAGCGTACAAGTATGCGTGTATGCAAGCATTTGCCATTCCAACGGAAGGAGACAACGATGCAGATGCAACAACGCATGAAACTAAGATTGATCCTGCCCCTTTTGTTAGGCAACTGCTTGCCGCTGAAAGCCTTGACGGTCTGAAGTCTGTCTATGCTGCTGCATACAAACAGCATCAAGGAACAGATGCTATGACGCAGATTGAGGAAGCAAAGAACAAGCGCAAAACGCAATTGATGGAGATTGCCTAATGTTTCCGAGTCCTTGGGCAGGTCTGGCCCGGAATACAGACCCGCAGACCAGCAAAGACGCAGCAGCGAGCGTAGATGCTAACAGGATGGAAATGATCGTTCTTGAGGCTTATAGAGCAGCGAGGAACGGTCTTACGCAAGACGAACTGTCTGCCAAGCTTCCTAACTTTGCTTTGAACTCACTTAACGCTCGACTGGCCCCGCTTATCCGTAAAGGGTACTTGCAACCAATCGGGAAGCGAAAAGGGAAATCCGGCAAAAACCAGCGGGTATTGGGGTACGTCAATGAGTGATCAGCGGTCTGTTGAGTGGTTCGCAGAGCGTCTCGGACATGTCACGGCTTCTCGCATGTCTGACGTACAGTCAAGCGTAGGCACTGCGGCTCGCAGGAACTACATGGTTCAGTTGATTGCTGAACGGCTTACAGGCCAGCAGCAGGAGAACTACGTCAACCACTTTATGCAATGGGGAACTGATACCGAGCCACTAGCTCGCGCTGCGTATCAGTCGCAGTACGAACTCGTTGATGAAGTCGGGTTCGTAAAGCACCCGCTGATCTTGTGGTTTGGCGCATCGCCTGATGGTCTTGTCGGGAAACACGGTCTGATTGAGATCAAATGCCCAGCAACGGCTACTCACTTAGACTGGATGCTGGAAGGCAAAGTACCGACAAAACACAAGCCGCAGATGCTTGCTCAGTTGGCTTGTACCGGTAGAGCATACGTTGACTTCGTGTCGTTTGATCCGCGACTTCCTGAAGATTTGCAATTGTTCGTTGTACGTTTTGAGCCTAACGAAGTGCTTATAAAGGAGACCGAAGATAAGGTAAAGAAGTTCCTTGCTGAAGTAGAAGAATCAATCAACAAACTGAGAGGCTGATATGGCAGTCGTATATGAAGTAATCGCAGTGACCGGAACCTACACCGGGAAAGATGGGCAGGAGAAGAAACGATGGTCAAAGCTTGGAATCGTGCTACAAGGCAAGAACGGCTTGAGCATGAAACTGGAGTCCGTCCCTGTTGGCTGGGATGGCTGGGCAACCTTGGCAGAACCTAAGGCTAAAGATGATGCCCCGCCATTCTGATGTCGATCATCCTTCGCACTACACGCAAGGTGGCATCGAAGCGATTGATGGCATCGCTGCCGCCTGCTCTGGATTAGAAGGGATCGAAGCTGTCTGCACAGGTAATACCATCAAGTATTTGTGGCGCTGGAAGCACAAGAACGGCTTGCAGGATCTACAGAAGGCTAGATGGTATCTAGACTATCTTATCGCTCTACAGGAGACTAAGTGAACTGAGATAGCGCGACATCATATTGATGTTTACGCTCGGCAAGATGAAGCTTGGCAGGCCCGTTGACGATGCGTGTTACCTTATCCATGTCACCGGCGTCTGCCGCTTCATTGCAGCCATTAGTTTTCCAGAACCACCCAGCAGACAAAGCAGCATATAGCGGAGTCGCCAGCAACTCAGGTTCTTCGATGAAGTTGACGCCTAGCGCATCGCCACAAGCCTTATAGTTGGCTTCATGCGTAAGCTGGATCAGTCCTCGACCATGAAAGCCGTTGTACAGGATCTTACTTAACGCTTTCGGGTTTTTAGTAAAGCCTTCTGCCGACTTAGCGTCAGGGAAGATTCGCTTAAAAATGCTGGCTAGACGTTCAGGATTGCTGTAGTACAAGCCTTCTTCTACCGCAGACAGCCTCGCAGACTCAACGGAGATCGTCGCAAGAAATGCAGCGATTCGCTGCGGAGTGTTGACCTCGAATCTGTCCATCGCCTGATTGATCGGCGCAATGTACTTCAGCGCATTAAGTTCGTCTGAGCCAGTCGCTGCTTTCAGTTCGTCGATTGAGATCATGTTTGCCAATCCCTATTTTTTCATCAGGTCTTTTTGCTGCGAACTGTTGGAAGATCCCAGCCAAAAATTATAGACAGATGCGGTTTCTCTTGCTAAGACGCCCAGCAACAGCATCATTACATCAGAACCGGTCAAAGACATATAGCCAAGCGCAGAACCTACCAACAGGCCAAAGAACCCGACAACAGTGATAGCAGACAACATTGCTGGCATTGGACTGCGTGTCGCAATCTGCATTTGCCTAGCAGAGTCAGTATTCTTGACGTTTAGCTCAAACAGTTTAGTGTCGTTTGCCATCTTGGCAAGTTCACCGTTTTGTTCAAGCGCAGCAAGTTCTTGCTTTGCTTTAGCTGCCGCCTCTGGATCAGGCAACACCCTATCTAGTAACTTGCCACCAA